CAGGACCGACATCCTGAACGCCATCCAGCCCAAGGGCGGCGGCCTGAGTGTCAATATGAGCCAGCAGGTGGCGGTCGCGGGTGGACCTTCGCACCGAGGCGTCGAGAGCCGCATCATCGCGTTCAACACCGCACGGGAGCGAGGGCTGGCACTGCCGCCGCAGGAAGCGCAGGAAGCCGACATGGACGACGACGAAAGCGAGGACGCGGGAGAAGCATGAAGCGGGCCGACCCATCCCTGCAAGACCTCGTAGACGCGCTGGACGATCACCTGGACCAGTGCGGTGGCCCAGAGAAGATACAGGAGGCGTTCGATAAGCTCGGGCCAGCGTCGGATCGCGCCATAGACGCGGAGATCGAGAAGTGCGTCAACTCGTTCCGCTACTACGCGGAAAACTGGCACACGATCCGGCGGGGAGACGGAGAGCTTGGTGCCATGTATCCCTTCCGCGAGTCGCAGAACATGATGGACGACCTGATTGAAGAGCGGATCGCCAAGACGGGGAAGGCCAAAATTGTAATCGCTAAATCTCGTCAGGTGGGAGGTTCTGAGTACTGCCAAGCGAGGATTTTGTGGCGCACCGTGTTCCGTCCAGGAAGTCACAATCTGGTTGCCGCTCAAGACCCTGGCCAGACGGCCTACCTGATGGACAAGTCGCGCCTCGCCTATGACAACATGCCGTGGTGGATGCGCCCCAATAAGCGGTACGAGCAGCGCGGCAAGTTGATCGAGTTTGACCACAAGGATGCCTCCGTGCGACAGCGGACACCTGGACTGAAGTCTGCAATCTACGCTGAGTCCGCCAATAAAGTCACCGGCTGCGCCGTCGGTAAGACCCTGAGAACATGCCACCTTTCGGAACTGTCGCTATGGGAGAACGAGCGCGTCCTGAATGAGCAGATTTTCCCGGCGATGCGGTTGGCGAACGACCTCATTGCGATCATGGAATCAACGGCACGCGGACGGGACGGATTTTGGTTTCCGCTGTGGCAGCAGACACTAGAAGAAAAGTTCAACGACTGGGTGCCACTGTTCGTGCCGGCCTACGTCATGAAGGAATACTCGCTCCCGCTGAACGACAAGGAGCGCGAGTCATTCGTGTTGACCGAGGAAGAGGTCGGAATCAAGGAGCGGATACTCCGCGAAAACGGCGACGACATCCCGGACGGCCATTTCGCCTGGCGCCGGGAGGTCATGGCAGAGTTCAACTTGAAAGGCGAAGACCCCGAGAAGTTCATGCAGGAGTACCCGGAGACCTGGCGGGAATCGTTCCAGTCCAGCGGCATCTGCGCCTTCGACAAGCGCAAGCTGCAAATCGCACTCAACACCACCGTCCGGCGCCCGGACTACGTTGGCGAGATCGAGTTGGAGGGCCGGAGAAGGCCCGTGGTGACGCTGGCGGAGCACGACCCGCATGAGGAACCGCCCGACACCGAAGAAGTGGGCGCAAGGCTGCGAGTGTGGCAGTCGGAGTCCCAGCGAGGAACCGACCAGATCGGGCCGGAAGAGGATGCGCTGTATTACATCGCCGGCGACGTGGCCATGGGTAACGGTGGAGATTTCTCATGCGCTCAGGTTTTCAAGATCGGCTACGGGATGGTGCCCGACGAGCAGGTGGCGGAGTGGCACGGATGGATTAGCCCTACGCCATATGCGCGAGTATTGGCGGCGCTCGGGTACTGGTTCAACGGGGCCGAGATCGCGTGCGAACTCAACGAGGTGGGGCGCATTACCGGAACGGAGTTGTGGCGCATCCTGGAGTACGAAAAACTCTACCAGTGGAAGCACACCGACAAGATCAAGAACTTCCTGACGGACTACTTGGGCTGGGTGACGAACAGCAAGAACCGCGGCGAGTTGATCGTGAAGATGCGGGAGGCAATCAGCGACGGCTCGCTGATTCTGCACAGCGCCGACTTGATCGAGGAAATGTTCGCCTTCGGCAACGACGGCGGCGGTCGGTTCGAGGCGGTGACGGGGCACGATGACCGCGTGTGCGCGGCGATGATCTGCCGATACTGTAGCCATGAGTCCGACAGCGGCATCGAATCGTCGCGAGAAACCAAGGCCAAGTCCAACAACAAGAGGCAGCGCATGGTGCCGTTGGCGATGACCGAGTTCAGCCCGGTGCATGACCGCCCCAACAGTCAAGAGGGGCGACTGTACCGCGAGTACGACGTGCCGGCAGAGTACGTGTCGCTGGTATCGCGGTCAGTGGCGGATCGGCGGGGACTGCTGCCTAATTTCGATGACGATGGGGATGGGTGGATGAACCTGTAGAGGGGGATCTGAAATGGCAACAGCAATTCCTTACACTGGCTTTGTGGCCAAAACGGCGTGTCCGGCGTGTGCCGAGGGCGGCAAGCAGGTCGCGCTGCAATCGAACGGCTCCAGCGGTTACCGCTGCGCCAATGGCCATAGATACGATGACCAAGAGGCGCTGCGGAACGACCTCGCGCGGGTGAAGCCGGGAGCGATCCGCGGTACACCCACGGCACTCGTGCTGCCGGGTCAGTGCAAGGTCACTGTCATCGTGAAGGAAGCGGTGCGTGACCGCCTGGCGAAGAAGTACGGCGAACGGCTGGAGGCGGTGGTCGCTGCTCACTTGGCGGCGCTGTGCGAGGACTGCCTGGTGTTTGCCGGCGACGACCTCAAGATGCTGCGGGACGGCGTGGGAGAGCAGCGCGGCAACGCCTTCGAGGTCGCGGCAAGGGCAAAGAACCTGCGGGGCGAGGTCGCGGCTATGGCGGCGAACAGTGCCGGTCAGCAGGCGGAAGTAACCACTGGTGGCCCCGGAGTCTTTCAGGTTAAACTCAGTGACGCCCACACGAAACAGGTGCAGGAACTTGCACGAGGGCGTAACATGCGAGCAGGAGAAGTGCTCAAGCAGGGGATCGAGTGGAACCTGGACAGCAACAACTTCTAGCCCATGCCTGACAACAGCGCCCATTTCGGCAACTACGAAGGCCACGGAACGCCATACGTCGGCGAGGACAACGCCGCTGATTGGCCGGACTCTCAGGACGCCTACTGGCCCAAGGTGATGGACTGGACAGAATCCGTCTACGAAGAGGCGGTGCGCGATTACGAGTCCGTGGACGAGTACAAGGCCGTTGCCCGCCAGATTGACTATATCCGGGGCAAGCAGTGGCCGGCGGGACGGCCGCGCTACAAGTCGAAGCCGGTTAACAACAAGGTGGACCGCTACTTCGAGGAACTGGTGGGTCTGCTGACCGACATCCGGCCCATTACTTCGGTCAAGGTGAGTCGCGGCAACGAGAACAGCCAGGCGCTCACGCGGCAGGCGGAAATCTACAACAACTGCATCCGGTCGCTGTGGTACAACTCCCGCGTCGAGGTGTCGCTGACGTTCGCCATCATGTACGCCCTCCTGTCCACGGCGTACCTGAAGGTCGAATGGAACCCGCGCCTTCGCAATGGCATGGGGGACTTCGAGATCGTGCCGCTCGGCGTTCAGAACGTGCTGCCGATCAAGTCGCAGTCTACCGACATCCAGACCGCCGAGTGTGTCGTGTGTCAGGACGTGAAGCCACTGAGCTTCTTCCGGGAGCGCTACCCGTTGCGCGGCACGCTGGTGCGCCCCGACGAGCACTATTCCCGGCAAGGAGCCGCCATCATGACGCCGCGGTCGTTGTCGCCGCAGTTGTTCAACGGCTTGCCGCCGCAGCTCCAGCGGATTGTGGGATCCCCGCAACAGGGCACCGCCAGCCAGTTCCCGATGGCGCTCTACCGTGAGTTCTGGTTCCGCGACAACACGCGAAACGCCTCAGACGCCCCGGTCATGATGGGGGACCAGACCAAGAACTGGGGCTACGTCGTTGAGCCGGGAGCGCCACTCTACCCGCGCGGACGCCTGATTGTCAAAGGTGGCAGGACGGTTCTGTACGACGGCCCCAACCCATGGTGGCATGGCCAGTATCCGTTGTCGCGCCTTCGGTTGAAGCCGGTGCCGTGGCAGTCGGCCGGCATGAGCACGGTGGCGTCGTGGTTGCCGATGCAGGACATCATCAACAACGTCGGGGCCGGCATCCTCGACATGATTAAGAAGGCGCTGAACCCCGTCCTGATGGCCCCTAACAACGCGCTCAGCCCGGAGTCATGGAAGCAGTTCGACCCGGCCGCGCCGGGCGGCAAACTGGGGTACAGCCCGCTAGCCCGCGAGAAGCCAGGGTTCGCCAACCCGCCGGCGCTCCCGCCGTTCGTCTTGCAGTACATGCAGAAGATTGACCGCGACTGGGCCGAGCAGAGCGGCATGGCCATCATCTCGCAGATGGTGTCCAAGAAGCAGGTCCCCGGCGGCGACACGTTCGACCAGGTGCGGAACGCCCAGAACACCCCCATCCGGCTCAAGGGCCGGTGGATCGAACTGGTGCTGGAAGACTTGGGCCGACTCATTCTCCCGTCCATTCCGCAGATGTATTCGGCCGGGCGCCGGATCATGATGTTCGGCCTGTCGGGGGCTACCAGCGAGGACTTCGAGCTCGACAGCGGTAGCATGATCCCGACGGATTGGAGCGGCCAAGGGTTCAGGCCGGAGGACTACATGCGGCAGTTCGAGTTCTCGGTTCAGCCCAACAGCCTGCTAAAGATCAACGGCGGCGACAACATTGCAGCCCTCGCGGCCCTACGGAAGAACGGCGACCTTGACCGCAAGACGATGATCGAGGCGTTGAACCGCGACATGAACCTCGGGCTCGACCCGGAGGTCATTCAGGAAAACCTCATCCATGAGGCGAAGGCGATGGCTGCGGCCGGCATTCAGCCGCCGGCGCATAAGGGAGGGCACAAGTGAGCGCCAGTCAGCACCCACTGCCAGTAGCTGCCCACGCCGTCAACGATGTCTACATACTGTCGCCGACCGGCAAGCGCTTGCGCATCGGCGGCTCCAAGGCGATGGCACTGTTCCGGGCGATGGAGCGGTTTATCGGCCAGCCAGACATGGCGGGCGAGATTACGATAGCCGTCAACAACGGTGGAGTCGCCGGGGTGTCCGGCAAAGAAACGTACAAGTAGTGAGCCATGCCTGACTTCGACAAGTGGGGCGTATTCGATGCTTCTGGCGTCGATTCGTTGCCGCCGGGCGAGTACCACATTGTCCCCTGTTCCACCGATGACGAACCGCAGCCTGGCCACACCTGGGGCGGTGACTGCCCGTGCCGTGTCAGGGTGGAAATCTGCGCTCGCGGAAGGATACTGATCGTCCATGAGCCCATCGGTGATGGGCAGGGATAGTGGTAGTCACCGGGCGTTCGCATTTTGTTGTTGACAATCCCGTAACAACGGGATAAACCTTGGGTGTACGGCGAGTCCAGTTTCTGGACGCGCATAGAAAAA